GTCAATTAATTTATCTTGATTAATCATAATATATCCCTTTGTGTGTTTCGTTGAAGTTGAATCTATTATTACTTAGTTAAGCGCAACCGTCAACACTTTTCTAACACGCACAAAAAAACCTCAATCAAGAGGCTTTTTGTCAAAAACTGATAGCGTAACTTAATAGTTAGACTTGATTATGTTGCAACTGTTTACATCTGGATAGCTTTCACAGTAATCATAAAGATAAGCTTCAATCACTGCTAAACGTCCTTCAGCGTTATGTGCCGCCTCATTGAATTTGTAAGTTAGGGCGATTAACGTAAGCATCATGATACAAGTTATAAAGTAGTCTATTTTAATCATAAATACCCCAGCTCAATAACGACAATGGCCGCGATTGTAGTCACCATTAGTACGCGCATAACTGTTATACTTACTTCTAGTCTTTCCAGCCTTTTTTCAAGATCTGCTATTTTTTCTTCATTACTCATTTTTTTAAGTCCATCCAATAAATACCAGTATCTCTAACCTCGCCACGACAATTATGTCTGCCACTCCAACCAACAGAAGTCACCTCATGCATGTCATTATAACCCGATGAATCATAAAACTCAGCATAACCCGCATCAAGCTTACCTTTTCCGAAACTTGTATCGGGTGACGTATCATCTATGAATCTAAAGTCAACCTTAGTGCTATAACCATCCTGCACCACCCATCCAGTGCTAGAAAACTTAACAAACTGGCAGTGTCCGAAACGCTTGTCACCTGCCAAACGAATAATAATGGAGTCGTCCGTAATCGTGGGAGTTGTACCTTCCTTTATGTGTACGCTCTTCATGACGGGCGTTCTATCTTCCCAATAAAGTACAATCCCCGCACCCGCAAGTACGAAAGCCGCAATCATTAGAAAGATATTTAAAATCTGGACTAATGTTTTCATTTCCCTACCTTCATTTGTGTTATTTTACTTAATACCATTTCAATCACTCCTGATAAGCTAATCGACACCATTCCAACGCAAAACGCTACAACGCTATCCAATGCGAAGCTTTCAACGTTTGCATCAAATGCCAAATATCTCGCTAGTGTCCATACGAAAAAAGGCGTTAAATAAACGGCTGACACTGTACCGATAAACGTAGCTATAATAACCCGCTTCCACGCTTCTTCCTTAGATAGTGCTTGCACCAAACCACCCGCACCACCTCCGACCGCGTGACTAGACAATATTGCTTTTATAGCTTCGTCAACATTCATTCTTGTTTTTTTATCCCTAGTTGATTATTTGTCAACTCTTCTATTCTGTCTTCTAATCTTGTTATCCTGCGTCTAGCTTCCGCAATAACTGTCTTTTGTGCAAACGCGTAACCCATAGCCGCGCCACTCATAAAGCAAATAGCCATCGCTCCGCCTGATTCACCTTGTAAATAAGCCATAACGTCATTCATGTTTCAACATCTTAGCGACAACACCGCCTTGGTTTGTTAAAACTAACGCCACACTCGCAGCCGCTAAAACCCAGTGCATAGCCTCACGAATCCACATCAGCGAATCGGGGAATAGGTCGGACACATAGCCCGATAATGAGCAAAACAGAAACACAACAGCTAAAGAAGTAATTGCTCTGCCTTCCTTGGTAATCATGTTTTTAAATCCCGCTTGGTAGATAATCTGCATCACAAAAATAATGTAGCATCCTGAGATAATCATTATTACTAACGGGCTGGCATGATGTATCATTTGCTCACCTCATTGCAAATACTCGGAATATTCTCGGACAAAATTAATTTCTTGATCAGACAATTCGTCTTCACCGCCCACACTAACGCGGGCTTTGTTTCCGTCGGTAGCTCTGGCACTTGTTTCAACGCGCTGTAGTCTATCACTGCTACTGGCTTCTGCCGGAATGGAGTACACGCGGTCAACGTAGCTATCAATAGCATCATTAGGCTGGTACGCGTCAATAACTTTTCCTTCATCTTTTATTACCTGTTGTTTTGTCGCTTCATTTACTTGCTGCTTGAATTCGTTAACTGCTTCTTGTTTCTCGTTACTGATAAACACGCTAAGCCATAAGATAGCTATTAAAATACCTGTTATCGCAAAAACGTAGCCTTTGTACTTTCCAAGAAATAGCGCTAACATTAGTTAATCCTTTTCGCTCTATCGTCAAGTCTTGCGTAAAGTGATAACACTAAACCCGCTAAGATAATACAGCCGATTACCGCGCCATAAGTTAAATAGGTGTTAATATCTGCCGCTGTAGACGCAACCTTTGCCGCGTTAACCGTGACTTGCTCAAAGCCGTTTGCAATATCGCCCGATGTGCCTACGGGGTCATTGATTACATCGTTTAGCAATGTATCAACTTTAGCTTTTGCGGTTGCTAGCGTCGTACCCGCACCGCCTAAGCCTAGCAAGCCAACGACGTTACCAGAGAAAATGCGACTCCACCAAATCGGCTTAACTTCTTTATTGTAGCCGTGAATCTCTCGACTTGTGGCAATGGGATAATCGTACTCAATAGGCGCTTGCGGCTTATCTTCTGCTAATAGCTCGTCAATGCTTAATGCACCTTCCGTACCTTCGCACCAAATATCACACTCGACTTCCCGTCGATTAGCTAAACCTTTACTAATACGCTTTTCAGGTTGACCGTTGACCGTTACTGTGATTTTATTCCAACGCCTGATTTGGTCGGGGACTTCATCGAATCGCCCTTCATTAACGCGTTTTAGTAGTGTGCTATTTTTAAATGCCGATATACCGACGTTAAAAGAAAAGTGTACTAATGCGTCGAATTGACCTTGACTGATAGGCGTTTTGACTAGCTCGTTAACCGCTTGCTCAAAGCGTCTTAAATCGTGTTTTAGCAAATCGCTAATTTCGGATTCAGTTAACGGCTTTCTAATATCAATGACTTTATCGATTGAGATATAGATTTTACCCGATGATAATTCATCAGGTAGTAATTTATGACCGACACCAACGGTTTTAAATCCCGCTGTATCTGTGTAGATGTGGGATTCTGAGCTTTCCGAAGCAATAAGAGTTTTCAGCCCGTCCATGCTTATGGTTTTTTCGTTTAAATGCTCCATAGTGGATACCTTGTTATAGTTATCCACATTATAACACTAAAACGGTTAGCTTATTTCTTGCTGCTATTTGTAGACAACATCACCGCATTGCATGGCGAGCACCTGTAGCAGATAGCCATGTTTTTGAGCGTTATCATCATGGACAGATAGGCTTTTTTCTCTAAACTCATCATAGCGGAAGTTGCGAATAAACACATCGTTAGTGTTTGTGATTACCCCGCGTTTGTCGTTAATGTGCGATGTATCATTGCTTGTAATATCTTCTAGCCTGTCGTATTCGTAATCGTCAAAATCTAACACGTAAACACTACAACCTAATCCGCCACTACTTAACGGCATACCCCCGCCACCTATGCGTAAATTCCACAAGTCAACAGGTACTAAGTCCCCGTCAGCGTTTTTATTATCATCAATCCACCCACTGAGTAAGCCGTTAATGCTTACCTTCCATTGGCTATTAGTATCAATGACGTTGTTGCGAATAGTAAGATTTTGATAGCATCCGTCAGAGCTGAAAACACCCTGTAGCTTGCCTTCTGATTTGATGTTGTTATTCTGAATCAACGCATTAAGCATCATGGCCGCAGCGAATTGACTACGTGAGCCATCACTAACGGGAATAAGCTGTATACCGTCCCTGTGCGCTTTGTCGCTGTATAATGTATCGTTAATACTGCAATACTCCACACTGGCGAATCCGTCGGACTGTATGCGAATACCGTCTTCTTCAAAATCTAGTACGTCTTGGCCTACTAGTGAGCCTTTTTTTTGTATGATCATAGAGGTATCATATCACGATGTTGGGCTGTTTATTTTGGACGTAAAAAAAGCCCCGATTGTTAGTCATAGCTTAATTTTAAATTAAAAGAATAAAGCAATCTCTTCGTCTATTCTGTCCAAGTTTTCTGGATTCTTTTGCCATTCTTTTACCTGCTCTTTTTATCTTCTGTTGACAATTCTTTTTCTTCTCATTTGTTCTTGAGTTAACGGCTTGTCTTTGCTTTGGCTTTTCATTTTGTAATCCTATGTGCTTTTCGTTGAAGTTGAACCCATTATGTATTAGTTAAGCTTAACTGTAAAGTTTTATTTCATTTATTTCAGACAAAAAAACGCCCCATTAAAAAATGAGGCCAAAAAAAGTAGGAGAGTGTTACTTTGTTATTGTTTTGAGGACTACATGCGCATTATAACACACTTTTAGATAAATGTTTCTAGCCAACTAGAAATCAATATCGAACTTTACATTTTCATCGCCACGTCTAACCATGTTCACTCGATACTGCCCGTTATCCTGCTCTTGTGGGCTTGCTTGGGTTGCTGAAATATCAAGATACTTATTCATAAACTTTAATGGGTTAACCTGTGGTAACTCGTAAGCTGATTCTAAACCAAAGAATTCATATACTGGCTTAGCACACCATAACGTCCACTTCTTACTAAGATCTGCGTTAATTCCTACCTCTTCATTTCCGTCAGAATATAAATAATCAACCTGCTTAAACTCAGAATCTACAACCTCGTCAATTAACTTCTTGATTTTATCTTTATTTTGAGAAAAGGCAACCTTTCCACGCTCTGTGCTTAGCTCATTAAGTAATACAGACTTATTCAGCTCAACATGCTCTTCCACTTCATCCTGCGCTATCTTCTGCACCGCTTTACCGATAGGCATAAAAACACCCGTCTCAACGATTGAGAAAGTCACCGCAAAGCTAGACATAAACTGAATACCCTCTAACGCTAAAAGGGCGCAATACATCATAAATGCTTTATTGTAAGTATCTTGATTGTTTTCAACCTCTCCAAGCGCGTATTTATGGGAAGTTTTGTAGGCATCGCTAAACACGCCGCCAACAATCTCTAATCTCGCAAAAGCTTCTTGAATAGATAGTATTTCATCCAGAACATCTCTAGGGTTATCGAAAGACATTCTAACTATTTCTGAGTAAGTTGCCGAATGAACGTTTTCGTTAGCGCTTCGCTGTTGCTCTGCCGCGTTAAGCTCTGGCGATGAAATGAAAGGCGCAAGTATTGAGTAAATAGATTTAGCCGCAACAGAATCAGCTTCCCACTGCCAAGCTAGTGTTTTAATCATTTTATCTGCTGTATGCTTTGGTACGGTTTTGAATGTATTATTACAACTAGAATAATCAAATTCATTTTCATCCCAATCAAGCGACTTTAGAGATTTATAGCGCTTCCATATTTCAGGATATGATTTATTTACTGTATCAAAAAGCCCTGCGTCCTGTTCTCCTAATAACAGGGAAGGTTTGCTATAATCTGTTTTTTCTGTGTTAAAAATTTTGCTATCTAAACTCATTTTACATCTCCTTTTTAAAGCCCGACTATATCACTTAAGCATAGTCGGGTCAACTTCTTAGATTGAACAGCCGCCACTAGTGCAACCGCCACCCATCTCAGTTTCAATTCCGTCAGAAGTTTTAGAGTTTTGGTAATATCTAGATTTAAGGCCTCGTTTAGTCATGTGTAGATAATCGCTGATTAACTCAACGGTGCTTATAGTATCATCACCAATAATGCGTCTGTAAGTATCCGCGCTAATGCCTTGGTCTGTAAACTTCTGAATAATTCCGTAACAGTCAATCAGGTCATGAGTAGGGACGCTCCATGCTCTATCATAGAAGAAGTCTAACTCCTCACTTTCTGGTGCGGCCCAATAAGTTGTAGAGCTATCATCTGTTTTAATTAGCGTTAAATCACGAATAGGGTAAACACCGTTAGTTGTTCCGCTTGCTTTACTTGATGCTTCGCTTGGCATGTAGTTAATACAAACACTGTTTCGAATACCTCCGTTTGCTACAATCTCAGCAGACAATTCATCCCAATCACGTTTATTTTCAATAGTAACAACTTCATCAATGCTTTTGTTGTAAGTCTTAGTAGGATTCCAGCCATCCACCCATTTAGTCTTATGCATCCATTTTGCATTGCCGTACTCTTTACCTAATCTTAGACTAGCTTTGTATAAGAAATAAGCATGTGTTTCTGATAGTTCATGCAATAGGTTTTTACCCTCTTGGCTTGAATATTTAACATTGTTCTGAGCCATTCGATAAGCGACACCAACCATGCCAACACCTGCATTACGTCTAGCCTTTGCGGTTACTTCTAAATGGGGTAATTCATAATGAGATTTATCTATACAGATATCAATCATTAATAAGGCTAAGTAAGATATTTTTTCATAGTCTTCATCAGTCTTAACATTTCCTACGTTAATAGCGCCTAAGCTACATAAACCAATTTCACCGCGCCCGTGATCTTCCGTAGAATATAAATCTTTCATAGAGCTATAAGGCTTAGTTGGGAAGAACGCCTCTTGACAGAGGTTTGAACTATAAATTGTGTCTTTAAATGGCGTGTGATGATTCATTTCATCAGTCCAATGCAGATAACTACGGCCAGTCTCAAACGCTTCCGACATTGCTGAGATAATAATATCACGCGCTCTAAGCATTGTCTTTTTAACTGGTTTTGCTAAATACGCGTTATACAGTTTATTAAACTCTTCAGCTTCACCGTATTGAGCTTCGTACAATTCAGGCTCATCACCATAACTAAACAAGGCATAGTCGACATCTAACGCCACAGCTCTAGCGAAAGCCTTATTAGTGCCTAAACTATAATCTAACCCGCGAATCTTTTTATCTTCCGTTGACATTGGGTTTTTAAGCTCAATCAATGTCTCAATTTCAGGATCATGAACCCCGTAATGCATAGTAACAGCACCGCCTCGGCCATTCTGCAAATTAGCAGCCTTAGCGCCTACTAACGCCCTAAAATAGGGTAGCTTACCTTGATGAATAATAGCGCCTTTTCGAACAGCATCACCCAATGAGCGTGTTTTGATGTGAGCACCTATACCCGCTGACATATAGGTCATAGTGTAGGCGATATGGTCGCCAATCGCCAATGAACGAGCGCTATCATCCGTCGTGTATGTGCAGCAAGACGCGTAACCGTTAAGCGGAGTGCCAAGGTTTACATGATTTGGCGTTG